CGCAAACGCGGTGAGCCGTTTTTTTATGTCGTTTCGCTTTGTGATTTCGCTTTTTACAAAGATACATTTTTATAGTATAATATGCGTAGCAAAAATAACATTTTAAAGAGGTGATACCGTGGATTTCGACACAATCTATAATATGATACTTACCGTCGGCATGGGCGCGATAACGTTCTTCCTCAAGCGCAGTTTTGATAAGCTGGACAGCCGTGCGAGCCACTCCGATGTAGAGGAGCTTAAAAACAAGCTTGCCAGCCGCGCAAGCCGCTCCGATGTTGATGAACTCAAAGACAAGCTTGAAAGCGCCGACGAAAAGTACGCCAGCAAATCCGAGCTTAACGAGCTGAAAAAATCCATCGAGAAAATCGAGAACAACATAGATTTCCTCAAGGAGAATACCGTGCGGAACTCCGATTTTATCCGCACCATGACGCGGCTCGAAACAAAGATTGACGATCTCAAAAGGGAGTGATATAGATGGACATGGAAAGAGTACACCGCGAGAAATTCTGCGACAACAACGCCCGGGTGCTTCGGGCTATAAATACGCTGCGGACAAAATACGTCCGCATACGTGAGCTGGAATACGGTCTGGAGGTCGATGTGAGCGCTCCGGAGATAGCTGACTGCGTGAATTATCTGAACGAGGGCGGCTACATAAAGCTCCGTGACGTGGAGTTCCACAATGAAGTAGCCGACCTCGCCGACGCAGAACTGCACAGCCTTGAGGCTAAGCTTACTGCAAAGGGCATTGCGTTCCTGAACGGCAAGATTTCCGACCCGTGCATAAGGCGGTGAGTCATGAAACGTAAGCATAGCAAGATAGACAAGCTGCCGTCTGACATCAAGGAAGCGGTCGAGCAGATGATCCTCGGAGATTACACCTACCGTGACGTCTGCGATTTTGTCCAGGACACTGCGAACGTCACGCTGTCCGAGGCGGCTGTCTGCCGGTACGCGCAGGGGCTGAACGCCAGCGTTCAGGAGATTCGCCTTGCAAGCGAGAATATGCGCGCTCTGACCGAGGAAATGCAGAAATTCCCGCAGCTCGACACCACCGAGGGAATCGCCCGGCTGATATCCCACAAGGTATTGCAGGCAGTCCAGCAGATGGACGAAATTGCCCTCAAGGAAGCCGACCCGCTCAAGCTCATCGAAAAGGCAACGGCGCTGATCAGGGCGGTAAGCCTGAAAAATTCCACGGATATCAAGACGGCGAACCTCAAAAATGTGGCGTTCGAAAGCTTTAAAGAGGATATTTTCGACGCTATGGCAAAGGAAAATCCGGAACTGTACCGCTCGCTGGTGCAGTTCATCAACAGCAAATCGCAGGAGGAATAATGTACGTTATATATTGTCAGTCCGGCAAGGAAATGACGGTCGTCCGGCAGCTTGCCGAAAAGAACATCACGGCGTATGCTCCACGCCGGCTGGTTCAGGAGCGCCACCGCCGCAGGTGGGTACAGCGCGAAGTGCTGCTGTTCAGCGGATATGTGTTCCTCGACGCGGAGCTGACCCCGGACATCTGGCAGGCGGTCAAGTTCTGCTATGGAACGCTGCGGATACTCAGCCGCTCGCAGCTCAGCCAGACCGAGGAGGAATATATCAGATTCCTCTGCAATGACGGTCACGCGCTGGGAATAAGCCGCGGCTACGTTTCGGGCGGCGCGCTTCACATCATGGACGGCTTCCTGAAACGCTTCCAGCATAAGATAATCCGATTTAACCGGCGCGGTAAACGCGCTGTGGCGGACGTTACGATCTACGGCAGGCACTACGAGGTTATCCTCGGCTGCGAGATAGAAAGTCAGCCTGCGGTTCCGTTGATAAGCTCCGGAACGGCGAAGAATATCCCCTGATATCTGCGGAATTTAGTTCCGAACGGACAGGGCGAAGCTATATCATCATGATTTCGGGCGGGTGTTTAAAGTACCCGCATGAAATCGTCTGTAAGCGCCGTGCACATTTCAGAGGATAGTTTCCCCGCCCTTGGGCAAATCGCGAATTTAAACGCAAATTAAGCGCATTTAAACGTATATGAAAGAGGTGACAGCATGAGCAGGAAGAAAAAGAGCATAGCAGCCCTCGGCGCTGCCATTGCCGAGCGCGAAAAAAATAGCACAGACCAGACCTCCGCAGTGCAGCAGCTTGTGGAGGCTTACTTGTCCACAAATAATGAGGCTAAGCGCGCTAAGAAGATAGCCGAGATAAAATCCCGCTGCGGCGGTCTGAACGAACTCCTGTCCCAGAATAGCGAGCTGCTGACCGCCGAGGTGGAGCAGGCGCTCCTGCGCGCGGCGACCGGCTACACTGTCACCGACCGCACTATTAAATATGTGAACGGCGTAAAGACCGTGGAAACAAAGGAACGCCACATTCCGCCGTCCCAGCCAGCTATTGAATTCTACCTTATTAATAAAAAGGGCGAGGATTACAGCCGAAACGGCGGCGGTTCGGGCAATGCTGACGGCGCGCTGGCGGATATTCTGGAGGCTTTAAAAAATGGGTAAAGTCACATTCACGAAAAAGCAGAACGACCTCATGCGGCTGTTCAAGCGGAACAAGCTTCCCCGCCTGACTGTTCTGCAGGGTTCGGTGCGTTCCGGCAAGACATGGATATCGCTGATTCTCTGGGCGCTGTGGGTGGCTTCCCGTCCGCGCGACTACCTGTACATGATGACCGCCAAGTCGCTCCAGACCCTGAAGCGCAACTGCCTGCTGCCGCTTCAGGAGCTTATCGGCGAAAGAAATTTCACATTCTCGCTCTCTGCAAAAGAGGGCGTTCTTTTTGGACGGAAGATAATGCTGGAGGGCGCGAACGACGCGCGCTCCGAGAATAAGATCCGCGGTATCACGTTGGGCGGCGCTTACTGCGACGAGCTTACGCTGTTCCCGGAGGATTTCTTCGTCATGCTGCTGTCACGTTTGTCTGCGCCCGGCGCAAAGCTGTTCGCGACCACAAACCCGGACACGCCTACCCACTGGCTAAAGAAAAAGTACCTCGATAACGAGGCTCTTGCGGACGACCTGCTGAACATCTTTTTCGGCATTGACGATAATACAACGCTCCCAGCCGACTACGTTTCCGCGCTGAAAAAGGAGTACACCGGCGTGTTCTACGACCGGTTCATTCTCGGCAAGTGGGTAGTCGCGGCGGGGGCTATTTACCGTGTGTTCTCGGATAATATCCCCGCGTTCGCCGCGCCGGAACCGCTCCCACGGCTGGACATGATAAACGTCGGCGTGGACTGGGGCGGCAACGGCTCGGCTCATGCTATGGTCGCGACCGGAATGACCTACAATTACGAAAAGCTCATCGCCCTGCGGAGCGAACGTGTTCCCGCAACCGGACTGACCCCGCAGCAGATATACAAGCGTATCTACGAGTTCTGCGAGGACGTTCAGCGGGATTTCGGCAGGATCGAGGACATCTACGCCGACAGCGCCGAGCAGACGCTGATTTCAGGCTTGCGGGAATACATAAAGCCGCTCGACCTGACTGTGAAGAACTCCATGAAACGCCCGATAATCGACCGTATCCGCGCAACGACCATGCTTATGGGCGGCGAAAGATTCTTGCTGACTTCCGACTGCGAAACGCTGCGGGACGCATTTCAGGGCGCGGTGTACGACGACAAGGTTGTCGGCGAGGACATTCGTCTGGATAACGGCACCTCGGATATTGATACGCTGGACGCATTCGAGTACAGCTTCGAGCGGTATATTCCGCGGCTTATCAGGAGGGATTAATGGGTATTTTAAACGCGCTTAAAGACTTATTTAAGGGGAAAGGAGGAACGAGCGTGGACGACTTTAATATTACAGATTCGGCGGTAAGCTCGACCATGCGCTCCGCGACTTCCCTCTGGTGGGACGCGTTTCAGGGACAGCTTCCGTTCGCGCAGACCCACAAGAATTTCAAGCCGCTGCCGACGGCGTACGTGTCTACCGCGTATCTGGCGCAGCTCGTCACAGGCGAAATCAAATTTGAAATCGCAGACGAGGAGCTGAACAGGCACGTCCAGAAGAATCTCCTGCCGAACCTCGACAGGATAGTTCAGCAGACCATTGTAGGCGGCTACACGGTAATTAAGCCGTATTTCGTGCAGTCCGGCGAAATGTTCTTCGATTCCGGCACCAGCCGTGACTTCCTGCCTATGGCTCTGGACGAGAACGGGCACATCACCGAGGGCGTATTTTTCGAGCGAATCCGGTACCACGGAAAAATCTACGAGCGCCGGGAACATCACATATTCCGGAACGGCGTGCATACCGTCCGGAACACGGCGTACATCTACGGCACAAAGCACGACGTGGAACTTGCGACCGTGCCGAAGTGGGCGGTTCTGCTTCCGGAGGGACAGATTCCCTCGACTATCCCGATGATAGCGACATTCCGCACGCCCTACGCGAACAACATCGACCTCGACAGCGAACTGCCGATAAGCATTTTCGCTAACTCCCTCGGCACGCTTCACGAGATAGACGAGGCACATTCCGAGTATTGCGCGGAATTCAAGAAGATGTCGGCGAAAGTCTTTGCGGACAGCACCGTGCTCCGTGGGAACGAGGGCATTCCGGACGATTATTTTGTGGGTTTCAAGGGTGATGGTGAATCCACGGTGGAACAGCAGATAATGACCTACGCTCCGCAGATTCGCGAGACCGAACACAGCGCCAAAATCAACAAGGAACTGCGGTTCTACGAAACTCAGATAGGCGTAAGTTCCGGGACGTTCTCGTTCGATACGCAGAAAGGACTTGTCACCGCAACGCAGGTGCTGTCCGAGGACAGAACTACATACAACACGGTCTGCCAGATTCAGCGGCAGCTGCGCCCGGTACTGCAGGCGCTCAGTCAGATAATTGTGACATTAGCACGGTTCTACGGCGTTGACTGCGAGGACGGCGAGTGCGCAATAGAGTTCGGCGACAGCGTGTTCGAGGACACTGGCACTGAGTTTAACCGCCGCTTCCAGATGGTTCAGGCGGGACTGCTCAAACCGGAGCTCTTTGTTTCTTGGTATTACGGCGTCCCAGTTGAACGGGCGCTGGAAATGATATCGCCCATGACCGAACTGTTCGGAGGTGAGTAAATGCTCACTCCGGAACAGCTTCAGAATCTTCCGCAGGAGCTGACAGACCTCTACGACCAGCTCTCCGAATTTATTCTGCGGGACATAGCCCGGCGCATTGCAAAGGGTGCGGAGATAACCGACACGGCGGAATACCAGCTCTACCGCGCGAAAAGTTTGGGGCTTTCCACGGACGAGATCGCCGCGAAAATCGCCGAGATTAACGGCAGTTCCGCTTCGGAAATAAACCGGCTTATCCGTGAGGCTGCGGCGCAGTCCGATGAGTTCGACCGCAAAATGCTCGGAGTCGACAAGGGCGCGGCTGTTCCGCTGGAAGAAAACGCACAGCTCCAGAAGCTCATTTCCGCGCAGATAGCGGA